GATTAAGAATGTATTTGGATCCTTCAAAGGCCTCATCATTTACTGCCGGATTGCCATCTACAGGAACACCAACTGTCGATTGGATGGATTTGGCAGGATGGAATACGGGTGTAAGACCTGGTGGACAGGGTGGATTAGGACAGGGTAGTCCATCATATAATAATGGTGGTGCAACTAGAAAGGATTATTATTACGCACTAAATGGAACTAATCAAATATTCTACAAAGATACTACATCTAATATAAATGGTGGATATTCGGAGTTTAATATAACGGCAGGTACAATACATATGTGGGTAAGACCAACAACTACATTGGGAACATCTACAAGAAGATTGTTTGATTATAATGGAAACTACGGATTTGCAATAGAATCAAGTGATAGTTCAACATTAAATAGATTAAAATTCTATTCAACACCATTGGGAGATTCCGCACAAGTTACAACATCACTATCTAGTAATGTTTGGTATTTAATATCGGTAACATTTGGTAGTGGAGTGGCACCACAATTTTATGTTGATGGTGTAGCAGTTGGTACATTAACAGCATCGGCAACAATATCGGCACCTACAAGTACAAATTATATAGTAGTTGGTGGTAATGATGCATTTAGTAGTTTTTGGAATGGTCAGATTGGCCCTGTTCTATTTTATAATAGAATTCAAACATCAACGGAAGTTGATCAAGTATATGATTATTTCTCACCAACATATAAAGTATAATTTGTTGTTTTGAAAATAAAAAATATATTTATACATTAGAAATACTAATTGTAATTAATCAATAATTAAAATAACATGGCAGAGAAAATTGTATCACCAGGCGTTTTTACAAGAGAGAACGACCTTTCATTTTTACAACAAGGAGTATCCGAAATAGGAGCAGCTTTTATAGGACCTTTCAAAGAAGGACCTGCAGTTCCAACAGTTGTAAATACACAAACCGAATTTGAAACTCTTTTCGGAATAGTAGATGATACCTACTATACACCATTGGCGGTGCAAAACTATTTAAGAGAAGCAGGAACTGCAACTATTTGTAGAGTTGTAGGTGTTGGTGGATACACTGCACAAAATCCTCTTTTGATAAACGTAAGTTCAGGATCAGATGGAGCAACTGCAAACGAAATAGTATCTGCATCAGTTGGTATATTGTTTCCAACAGATAAAAATATATTGACTACTGGTTTAAGTGGATCTACATACACAACTGCAAATGGTAGTTTGGGATATGGTGATTTGATTATGTTTGTTACGGGTTCTACTAACTATACTGGATCAACATCTGTAGATCCTGAAGATACAAATGATATTGAATCCGTTTTTGGAACATCACCAATAGGAGCAAAGGGTGGATATGTTTATGGATTCTTTAAGAGCCCAGTTGAAACTACAAACGGAAAATCAATAGTATATGGTGCAACTGTATCATCTAGTGTTGTAGTATTGGGTGATCAAGACTTTACAGATGATGCACAAGAAGCGGTAACTCCATATGTTCAATCACAATTGATTTCAGGAGAAAGATATAATCTTTTCCAATTTGAAACAATTGGTGTAGGTAATTCTGCAAATACAAGAGTTAAAGTTGCAATCACAAATGTTAAAGCAGCTGGAACTGTTGCAGGAACGGATTATGGAACATTCACCGTTGTTGTTCGTGATTTCAATGATACCGATAAGAAAAAAGTAATACTTGAAACATATTCTAATGTAAATCTTGATCCTAATTCTCCAAACTATGTTTCAAGAGTAATAGGTGATAAATATATTTCAATCAGTGCTGCAGGAAAGATATCAGAAACGGGAGATTGGGTTAATTATTCAAAATATATTAGACTTAAAAATGTATCAACAACCGCACCGGTACAGGCGGTTCCATTTGCACACGCTGCATATCAATTACCTGTAAGTGCAGGAGTGTACGCAAACTGGATTCCAAAAGTAACATATAGTACCGCTTCTGTAAGCGATTCTACAAAATATAGTGGTATTGATTTAGATAACAATACTGATAATAATATATACTTAAAACCAATACCAGCTAGTGCAGGAGTAGGAGCAAATACAGTTTTCTCTTTAGATAGCACATGTGGATTAACATTAAGTGGTACATCATCTACCGATGTTGCAAAAAGACAATTCATATTAGGATTCCAAGAAGGATTTGATGGTATGAGTCCTACAACATCAATTTATAAAGGAGCCGATATAGTAGCAGGAAACTCACAGGGTTTTGATTTATCTACGGCAACTGCAAGTGGTTCAATTGCATACTCAAAGCATATCAACGCACTTTCAAACGCAGATGAGTGGGATATCAATATGGTTGTAACTCCTGGTGTTGTTAAAAGATTACACTCTTCAGTTGTAGATGATATTATTGAAATGGTTGAACAAAGAAGTGACTGTTTCTACATTATGGATGGAACTGCACAAGATGATACAATAGATCAAGCAACAGGACAAGCATCCGCAGTAGATTCTAACTATGTTGGAACTTACTATCCATGGGTTAAGACAATCGATGTAAATACAAATAAATTAATAGCAGTACCACCATCAGTATTACTTCCTGGCGTATTCGCATCTAACGATAGAGTAGCAGCAGAATGGTTCGCACCAGCAGGTTTGAATAGAGGTGGATTGTTAGGAGCAGTTAGTGTGTTGAATAGACTTACTCACTCTGAAAGAGATACTCTCTACGAAGGTAAGGTAAATCCAATCGCTCAATTCCCTGGACAAGGTATTGTGGTATTCGGACAGAAAACATTACAAGATAAACCATCTGCACTTGATAGAATCAATGTTAGAAGATTGTTGTTGACTGTTAGAAAATACATCGCATCTACTTCTAGGTATTTAGTGTTCGAACAGAACTCTTCTGAAACAAGAAATAGATTCTTAAATATTGTTAACCCTTATTTAGAGGGAATCCAACAAAGACAAGGTCTTTACGCTTTCAGAGTTGTAATGGATGAGAGTAACAACACACCTGATGTAATTGATAGAAACTTCTTAAAAGGAGCTATCTACTTACAACCAACAAAGACAGCTGAATTTATCCAAATTGATTTCAACATCCTACCAACGGGTGCGGCATTCAACGGATAATTTAAAAATTGAATATTTATAATAAATAAAATAGTAATAAAATGCCAGAAATATTAGAGTTTGATAAAATGTTCTATAAAAATTTTGAACCGAAGCTTTCGAATAGGTTCATTATGGAACTAAATGGTATAGAGTCATACATCATCAAAACAGCAAGTAGACCAACATTTACATCTGAAGTTGTTGAATTAGACCACATCAATGTAAAAAGAAAAATCAAAGGTAAATCTACTTGGGATGATATCAATATCACACTTTATGATCCAATTGTACCATCCGGTGCACAGCAAGTGATGGAGTGGATTAGACAATCACACGAATCACTTACAGGTAGAGATGGTTACGCTGCATTTTATAAGAAAGATATAACTTTCTATCTTTTAGGACCAGTTGGTGATAAGGTTGAACAATGGACTTTGAAAGGAGCATTCATTTCATCAGCAAACTTCGGTGAATTGGATTGGTCAGGTAATGACCCATTGAGTATAGAATTAACAATATCATACGATTACGCAATATTGGAATATTAATAGTTTTAATCTTAAAATAAGAAAGGGGAGCATTTATGTTCCCCTTTTATTTTTTCAAAACTACGATATATATAATAAAGAAAGTTATATAAACTATGGAACAAAACATTGAACAACAAGTTACAAGAGGGCCGGTACAACAACCAATTGCACAAAAAACGTACCCATTCCCAACAGAAATTATCAGTTTACCATCAAAGGGATTGTGTTACCCAGAAGGACACCCACTATCTAAAGGTGAAATTACAATTAAGTTAATGACTGCAAAAGAAGAAGATATTCTTACTTCTGCAAATTTAATTAAAAAAGGAATTCAGTTAGATAAACTATTAGAATCAATTGTAGTTGAGCCTGGGGTAAATATAAATGATTTACTCATTGGTGATAAGAACGCAATACTTATAACATCAAGAATATTAGCATTTGGACCGGAGTATGATGTTACTATAACGGATCCTGAAGAAAGAGAGCCCGTTGAAGTGGCAGTTGATTTATCTAAAATAAAGATAAAAGAAGTTGATGAAACAAAATTAAATAGGAATAATGAATATGATTTTCTTTTACCTGTTTCAAAAACTACAATTAAGTTTAAGTTATTAACACATGGTGATGAACTTGCAATAAACAAAGATGTTGAAGCAAGTCAAAAGACACTAAAAACATCAAATGAGATTACTACACGGTATAGAAGAATCATTACCGAAGTGGATGGTAATAGGGATTTGGGATATATAAGTTCATATGTAACCAATAGATTGTTGGCGGGAGATTCTAAAGCATTAAGAAAATATATAGGTGAGATAACTCCGGATTTGGATTTAACATTTGAATACCAATCACCGTTTACAGGGGAGACGGAGGCTCTACGCATCCCGTTTGGGATTGACTTTTTTTACCCTACCGATTAATTATTCAGTAATGCTCCATCAAAAAATATTTCAAATGATATATTTTGCAAATGGTGGATTTAATTGGAACGATTTATATTATATGCCAATTAAATTGAGAGAATTTTATTGGAAAGAATTATTGAGAGTAAAGGATGATGAGAAAAACGAAATTGAAAAAGTAAAATCACCAAGTAGTTCATCTAGAGTAAGAAGAAGATAAAAAATAATATTTATATTTATATAAATAAACGATACTTCATGCGAAAAAAAATATTAGTTAAGGAGGCCGGATTGATGGACTTTTTTAAAAGCTTTTTTAAAGCAAAGGCCGATAATAAAGAGTCTCAATGGCTTTCTAAATTGAGAAAAGCTGATCCGGATCTGGCCGATGTTTGGTCTGATTATGATAGAGCAGTTACCAAAAATATGATTAACCAAAAAAGAAATTTAGAAAAATTGGGAATAGATGCATCTCATATTGATGCTATTATAAAAAAATACGGACTTAAAGTAGATTAAGTTATAAATGGCAAAATCCCTAAAACAACAACAAGCTCAAACTGGAAAAGAATTTGATGAATTAGCCAAAATACAGGCTGAATGGGATAAACTTTTAGAAAAAAAGAGAAAAGGACAAAAATACGATGAAGAACGATTAAAATATCTCAAACAAGAATATAAAAGTTATTCTGAATTAGAAAAATTAGTAAATAGTTTAGGAGATTCCTATAATGAATTTAATAAATCAATAGATGATTCTAACAAAAGATTAGCAGATAGCATAGAAAATTTTGAGGAAGTAGAAGAATCCATAAAAAGTATTGGATTTGGAATTGCCAAAAATGAAAAGTTATACGATGCATTCAGTTTAAAAATTGATAGTGCAAAGGGTACACTTCAAAGTATTTCTGCTATATTACAAAATCAATCTAATTTAAGTCAAAATCAAATCGATAATGCAGAAGCGGCAGCGCAATCGTATAAAAAAGTATTTACATCCGTTGGTGATGCAAGTAAAGAATTAAAACGAGGAAATATAACTCAAACAGAATTCAATGAGTTAGTACAACAATCCTATAAAGAATTTGCAACATTAATAGATAATATAGATGACAGTACGGAATCCGGCAAAGCATTAAAAGAAACATTTTCAGATGCTTATAAAGAAATAGAATCTTTTAATAAAGCAGCTGAAAAATCCGCAAAAGCAATGGGTATGCTGGATGCTGCAGTAGATCAACTGGGAAGTTCAGGAATACCATTGGTTGGACAAATGGGGCAAGCATTTCAAAAATTAGCAAATAAAGATATCAAAGGTGCCAAACTTGCCATTACTGCATTAGGTGCAGCAGCTGCAGGACTTGCATTTAGTTACTTTGGAGCAGATATGCAAGCAGCGGCAGTTGCAGCAAACGATGTAAAGCAAACAGGAATTGATGGAGCAAAGGCAGTCGGTAAACTACAATCAGATGCAGCATTTATCCCACAAAAAATACAATTAGAAAAAGATAAAAGTGCAATCGAATCTGCAAATGAAATAGCTAAATTAACAAACGATGCAGCATTCGCTTCACAAAAAGCAGCAAACTCATTTTCCGCATCAATGAAGATGGCTGCAGCACAATTCACTGCCGCATCCAAAACTGCATTGTTTGGTAATAAATTAGGTGGTGTTGGATATGGTGCTGCACAATTACAAATGGCAGGAATCGGTGCAGAAAAGATAGCAAGTGCAATGAGTGCAGCATCTTCCGCAACTGGTAAAATGCCAACGGGTAAGATGGGAGCTGATATGGCAATAATGGCCGAAAGAACGGGTCAATCAGTTGAGAGTATAGCATCCATAAATGAGATGTTTCAAAGAATGGATGGTATGAGTGCCCAAACTGCAATGAATATGCAGGAGGGGATGAGAGCAATGGCAGATAACGCCGGAATATCATTGAGTAATTTAATGACAGAAGTTGCAGAGGCTTCAAAGGATGCATTGGGATATCAAATAAAGAGTGGACCTGCATTAGCAAAAGCAGTAGCTTATGCACAATCTATGGGTGTTAGTTTCGGTGATGTTGCAAAGGCAGGTAAGAATATGGTTATGAACTATAAGGATAGTATAAAAGCAGAAATGCAATTATCATCTTTATTAGGAGAACAAGTTGACCTTTCCGAAGTAAGAGCAAAATTCGCAGCAGGTGATACCGAAGGTGCATTGGAAGCAATAAAAGCACAAGGTTTGGATCCTGCACAAATGGATATGTTCCAACAACAGGCATTGCAAGATGCACTCGGTGGATTGGACTTAAGTTCTATATCAAAAGTAGCACAGAATACAGGCGCACAAGTTGGAGCATTACAAGGCGGACAAGCCGGCAAACAAAATCAATCGTTCCTATCGAGAACAGTTGGTGCACAGGCTGCAATGGAAGCACAGCAAGCTCAAATACAGGCAGACCAGGCAATAATAGATGCATCACTTTCTGAAAAAATAAATCAAGCATATCTTGCATCTCCTGAATATTTGGAATATCAACAGAGATTAACGGATGCGGCAATCAAAGAAGAACAGTTATCTACACAAATGATGGCTGCATTTCAACAAACACCTGCATACATTCAATCATTGGCAGATACTGCAAAATTACAAATAGAAAGATCATTTACGGAAAATATAGGACCATTATTAGCAACAACCGTTGGTGGCATATTGTCAAATAAATTGGCAGATTTGGTATTACCAAGTGGAGGAGGATCAACGACGGGTGGTGGAATAGATGCACCTGATAAGAGTGGTAAAGGTGGCGGCGGAAAAAAAGGAATTTTTGGAAAGATAGGTGGATTTTTTGGAAAGGTTACTTCCGGTGCAAAAGGATTATTTAAAGGTGGTGGTGGTATTGGAAAACTTTTAGGAGGTGCCGGCAAACTTGGAAAAATGATTCCTGGATTGAGTAATATACTATCAGTTGGCGGAGCAGTATCAAATCTGATGAGTGGAAATTTTGCATCAGCAGGATTGGATTTATTAGGTGCAATACCTGGTGTTGGAAATGTTTTAAATATTGCCAGAGCTACCGGATTAACATCTGGCATAGAGGGTATGTTGAACGAAAAAGTTGGAGGAATGATACCAAAAGGAGTATCATCTGCAGTGGGTATGGCACAACAGGCAGGTAATGTTGTAAAAAATGTAAAGGGTGGAAATCTTTCCGCAGCAGCAACCGGTGCAATGGGAATGATGGCACCACCTGTAAGTGTAGCAGCAACTCCTGTAGCAGCCGCAGCTGCAAAACCCGCTGCAGCGACAAGTGTTGCACCACCAATATCCGCAGCAGCAGATAAAATATTAGAAAAAATACAGAAAGAGGCAGATACTCGTGGAATAATTTTGGCACAAAAAATAGATAATGTGTTTAAAAAAATGACCGAAGCAAATGGAAATTTACAAAAAACGGTAGATAGAACCCATAAATCGGCGACTTCATTGGCAATAATCGATACAACTACAAAAGCAATGTTACAGGTAAATAAAAATGTTCAAGCTTTAATAGGCGTACTTGCCAATGAGAGAGAAATGGCAACAAAATTAATAATTGATGGAAAAGCAGTTGCCGGAATGTTATCAAGAAGATCTGATAATAGAACGGCTCAACAGGTCACACCATATACACCACCAGCATAAGATACTAAATTTGAATAATGGATATTTATAGTAAATAGAACTATAAGTAAATGGCAACAATATTAGATTTATTTAAAGAACAAAATAAAGATATTTACGGATTAGCTGGTAAAGTTTACATCGAAAGTAAAGGTGTAATAAACCCAGCAAGGGCAGCAGCTCTTGCAGTAACATCTCCAAATGCAGTAGCAGATATGGTTGGTAATCAGGTTGCAGGATTAATAAAAGGTTCAGCAAACAGACCAACCGATACTATATTTAAAAGTGATAAAACATTTGCAAAACCAATATCACTTACATCGGGTATAAATCCAAATAATATAGAAGCAAATACCGATTATTATGTTAAAACAACTACGGCCCCATTTGCAAATTTGGATATAAAAACGGCAATATCTTCACCATTATCATTCGTTGCAAATGGAGCAAAGGAAGCATTAAGAAATCCAGGAGTAACAAAAAACGCTGTTCAAACCCTAAAAGATACTTTAAAGAAACGTAGGCAAGATGATAACAAAGGATATGGCACAAAGTATCAGTTAGCCGATATTGGAACAAAACCAATGTCAGCAACAAAAATATTTTCAGAACATGCTCCTGTTTATGAAAAAATAAACTTAAATCCAAATAGAAAAAAATATAATGGTGATTTTGTACAAACTGCAACAAAAACCAGAGAAAATAAAAATACATTTGATTTAGTCAACTATGAGTTATTAACGAATAGTTACGATAAGTGGGAAGATTTTGAAAAATTAAATGAAAATTTGAACATACCATATGTAATGATTCAAATTTATGATAGTACAGATAAGATATTTTTACCTGGAACAATAAGTGGATTATCCGAAGATTTCTCACCTGAATGGAATGGATTTAAATATGTAGGATCACCATTTAATGTGTATAGATATGGTGGTGTTGAACGAAGTATAAAGTTTGAATTAAAACTATACTATACAGATGCAGCCACCAAAAAAACAATGGTTAATAATCTAAATAGAATACGAAAAATCGTTTACCCAAGTGAGGATTTGATATCAATTAACTATCCAAATAATGGTGGGTATTCTCCTGTGGTATTTAAACCAAACCTTGTATACTTAACAATAAATGGGTTATATCAAAATTTATTTGGATTGATAGATTCACTATCATTTTCAATAGATGATACTACACCGTGGCCAGTAGTTACTGATGATATGGATATGATTAAAGAAAAACCACACCCTGCGGTTATAAACATTTCTTTTGGATTTAAGGTAATTGAAAATCCAAGAATAAAAGAAGATAATGGTAATAAAAAATTAGTTTATGCTTTTGAAGGTAAAAAGAGAGGAAAAGTTACTGCAGGAAATGCCGAAAAAATCGGAAATCTTTAAAAATAGATAAATGGCCAGAAGATACATATATACAAACGTTGTAAAGGATAAAGATACTAATAAAAAGTATTACGAATCCGTTATATATCCAAAGATAAAACCAACTGATAATGATTTATATATTATTTCCGAAGATGGTGATAGATTAGATTTATTAGCACACAAATATTATAGTGATAGAAATCTTTGGTGGATAATAGCAGTTGCTAATAATATAAATGATGGAACATTTTATGTAGATGCCGGTAGGCAGTTAAGGATTCCATCAAACACTACGAATATATTAAACGATTTATCAAAATTAAATAAATAGTTATGGCATTTCCGTATTTCTCCCCATTAAGTCCGTGGATTATAGACATAATGAAAGGTAGAGAAAATAATCCAGTATTATCTTCTATGAAAAACCCCTTTATAGTAATGACATCGGGAGCACTTGTCGTAAAGGGTACTGCAAAAGATAAATTGGAAGATAGAAAAAAAGAATTAATAAACATTATAAAAAACGAAGATGTTTCATCTGCGTATCAGGGATGTATAATTTCAAATAATATTAATAGTTTAGATTTATCATATAGTAAAGATAAAACCTGCGTAGGGATAGATTTCACAGGTAAAAAAATAGAGGTAGATGGTGAATCGGGTAGAAACATATCAACACCTATTATTGAAAGTTTGGATATAGATACCGATGGTGCTAATAATACTTTAAAAACAGCAAGAGTCACAGTTAGATTATTTTCTTTAAAGCAATTAGAAATGT